AGTTTTTGGGCACAATTGCCTCGGACTAATCACCACCGAGAGAGTGCGGATTGACAGAATCGATATTATCGAAAGAGTCATCCGCTAGCCGGGCAGCAGGACCCAAAGAAAAGTCCAAGCTGCCCTTGAAGAACAGGTCTCGAAGATCTTCCCTAAACTCGCTATCCCACAAAATGTGGAACGAGCTGAGGAAGTCGAGATCCTCCTTCAACAACTTCCAGTCTGTCGACGAACTGGTAGTTGGTAATTGTCCTTTCCTCAAACGAATAAGTCTATCGCAATATCGACGATACCTATTCGCTGAGGACGCAATCCCAATGGGAGAGCGTTCTCCAATGTCCTTTTTAAGATCCATTTCTTGTAGATCTGTTAAAAAACGTGGACCCACAGCCTTCATGATAATCTCATCGAGAAAGTCAGAAAAGGGCCGGGATTCCAGATCTGGGTTTATTAAACCCAGAGGACAATTCTTTGTGAGAGGACAAAGAACACCTTCAGGTGAACGTGAGAGTCTTAATCGAGATACTAAGTAATCTCTAAAAGACCGCGTCAACTCAGCGAAATGTTTCGAATGAGCTGACGACATCCACGAGGAGCGTAATCCAGCGAGTTCAAGAGAGAACCTAATAGGATCACTTTTAAACCCGCGAATTACTCTCAGGACCAGAGTGCAACGTAACGAAGTTCGTTTTATTGCATAGTCCTCACCTTTAGGATGGGGCCACCCGAGACCTCCCAACTGTGTTGGTAGGTATACAGGTAGCCCCAGTTTCAGGAGCTGAGTTCGTATATCAGCAGTCACCGAACAGCCGAAAGAAAGCAATGCTTTCTTCGCTTTCGGTCTAGACCGCTGGTAAGCAGTTTGGAGGATTGGGCCTAATTGGGCCCAAGGCAACTCCTCACTACTACTGTTGTATACATCTTCTAAACTAGCAAATGCACGTAAAGAATCAGTATACAATAGCCGAACTCTACCATCACGTAGAAGGAAGGTTTCTTCTGCTATCAGCAGGAAGGAACCTTCGACCGCTGGTTGAACATAATGTTTACCAGGGCTTGTACGTCCGTGACAAAGTTCGAGAAGATTCTCGTACAGCACGGAGACCCCGAAGGGGCAGATGGAACCTAAGTCATCACCTATGATCATAGTCAGCTTATTAAGCGACGGCATATCACTAGGAAAGGCAGATGGATTAAATCTGTCTTTAGAGATGAACTTTAGGATTTCTCCTTTAATCGCAGGATAATCGAGATCCTGTCTGTTCTTATATCTCATCAAATTGTTAAAAATTGATGAGACTCCCCTAAATTGGGTCCACAACGCCCAGGCCAACTTAATATTGATCAAATTGAACATATTAAGCTGAAACCAGGACGGAGCGGTACCCATGAGATTCCCTGAGGCAGATAAAATGACTGTCTCGGTCTTATTTGGCCACTTATAGTGAAGCCATTGAGGACCGGACAGAGAACGCCAAGCAACCCAATTTGGGTGCTTAGCGTCTGGTAACGAAGATTCGATACCATCATTTATCGCCTCAACAAGGTCAAAAGGGAAAAGATCTGTTGCCGACTTAAGGTCGGAAGACAACAGAACGTAGTCACCATAACGAGGGTTTAAGTCTGAAATCAGCGGAAGTCCGTCTGACCATTTCTTAACACCCTCGTCCTCCAAAGCAAATCGCGACGGAGTGCGGGACAACACGTGCCTATAGGCACTTTTCCTTACCTGATGGGATAGAGACTGCAATGCAGTCTCTCCTGCAGTAACAACTCTCACCTTAAAACCACCGCGATCGGGAATCCCGACCACGCGATGATGGCTCTGTTTTCGCTGGACCATTGGTCCGAAGGCGTTTTCAACAGAAGCCAGGTGAGTGCATTTCTGCAAGATTTCCCAGTCCTCAGGAAGACCTTCGATGGGTCTGATTCCGACATCCTCAGCGTAGATGTCGGGCTGGAGATGGCCCCCTTCATCACGATAAATATCGGGGAAGGGAGACCACGGATCCAGCGTGCAAAACCATGCACACTCAGCCCATAGAATCTCACGCAACTCATATGCAGATCCACCTTTTCCTCTAGTACGAGAAAAACTCGCGCTATTGGAAAGGGAAAAACCAGGCTTGTCGTAGCCCTCTAATAGAGTGACACGACTGTCCCCCACTTTCCGGGAAGTTGCCAAATTGGCTAACTTCTCGGCATGCTTCAACAAAATTGTCGGAGTGTGACGGGACATGCTGAGAAGATCATAATGATCTTTCACAGCCTGATTTTGGAGCTGCTCGTCTCCAGCAGGGAGGGCTCGTGCGAATCGCGAAAATCGCAATAAGCAAGAGACAGACTGTGCACTACGTGCCACAGAACCCCTGAATAGTTTGGAAACATCAAGAACTCCTTCATTGAAGAAGATCATGTTGTAATCCTTACTAGGAGACGGCCAGAGTTGCAAATCGGATGCTTTGTATCGTAGCCAATTGGCTAGGGATTTTAATCCCGAACGAACAAAGACCGGGTTAACTAGGAAAGTCCTAATAACCCAGTCTTGGAGATCACGTAACGCAGACATTGCCTGAACGTTAGGTGAATTAGGGGCCAACCCAAACTGAAAAGTAGGGAAGACCGCTATCCAAGCAGCCGATAATGCATTAAGGATTCGAGCGACGAATCTTCGCTCGGACACCTTAATGCGGGAGTAAGCATCAGGGACCCTCACATAGGGGATCCACTGATGGATACAGACAGGACTCGAGAATTTCTGCGAGTCGACAGTGCGTTGAGGATTGGGATAAGTGACACGGATTTCTCCGTAGTTAACTACCCATCCGCCCCGACTAAGGGCAACCACATTGAATACAGGAGTACTTAAACAGTATTTCTGCG